TCACTGATCATTTTCGTCAGCCCGGTGCTTTGTGATTGGATCGATCGCGGCCGCTACTGAGAACGCCCAGCTTGCCCATCGCTCCGTCAGATCGATCTCTTCCGGGGTGCCATCCTTGGCGGCCAGCAGCCTGGCGTCAATAAAAGCCCTGATCTCCCTGGCTCTCTTCCATTCGGCCACCTCCTGCAGAAGATGCTCCCGGCGAGCGTCCTCGGCTTTTTCCCAGCGAACCAACTCCTCCTGTAGTCGCTCCTGCGTATGGCGTTGAATCGTGGCTTCCAATTCATTCTTCTCTTGCCGAAGCCGTTCAACTCGGTCCATCTCGCCACGCCTATAGGAAAACTCGGCAACGATAAGGAACCCGGCCACGATTTCCCTCATCTGTGCTTCGAGCGGTCTGGCCGCCGAGTCGCGCCACTCTGTTTTGATTCCAGGCATTGCCGAGCCCGAGATCACCAGCTCAAGATCGCCCGGAAATTCGCGCTCCTGATGCCTGCGCGAGATCTCACTCGCCGGCGCACCTACCGCGCGCAGTTCGAATGCAACATTCATGTCACCTATCCGAATGCTCCACTCGTACCCGGGCTCTTTACTTTTAGCTGGTCCAGCTCCGCAATAAGAAAGGGTCTGAAGCAGCTGATTCAAGATCAGCAGGCGGCGGCGTCCCTGCTTAGTTGAGGAAATGACCGGGTAGAACTCCGCGTCCAAGGCTCGCCCTCTCCACCGCTGTCTATTTTCTTCATCCTTTATGAGCAGCTTGGATATCGCATGGTGCCTGCTAGATAGCGTCTTCCGGAGCGGTGCCGCCGCTGCTAGCGCACGCGCCCTCAATTCAACTACGCCCAGGCTTTCCTGAAATTTTGGAGTAGCCGATGGCGGCTCATTCAGCAATATCCGTCGCCGCACACCGGCCCCCATTCGAGATTCGTCAACGAGCGTGACATATTCTGCCTGCCCAAGCCGCCTATCGGGCAACGGCGCTCTCTTGGGTTTCCCACCACCATTCACCCTGTTCCAATATCCGCGATCTGGACGTGGGATATTGGCTGTCTCACAAGCAACCTTGAGCTGCGAGGGAGACATGCCAAGACGCTGTGCGACATCCTTGGCTGGCTCGGACCATATTAGATCGTGGAGTTCGGAGCGGCTTATACGTAGGACTGGCATAAGGCGCTCCTTCTACATCACTTGGTACCACGCTTACCGGTATCGGGATTCACATTACCCTTGGTAGACCAGTTATTGGACTTCATGTGATCCTTGCTGGAACGATCATGGCTTGCGACGTATTTCCCGTTGCGAGAGGTGTAGCTGCTCACATGGGTACGAGACGAACTGGAGCCAGTACCGGTTGCTGCCTTCGAAGAATGGCCTCCACTGTGAGAGCGCCCGCCGCCGCTTCCCTTTGCCTGCGCGGCGACGCTGACTGCCAGAATCATCACTAGTGACACAGCTTGAATAGTACTTTTCATGGTTCCCCCCTTGTGAATTTTGAAATTATTTTGGAAGACTATAGCAGAGCACGGGCGTAAAAAAACCGCCCAGAAGGCGGTTTAGGTAAGCTCAGTGTCGCGGCACAGATGGTGGCGGAGGCACATTACGACTGGACCCGCACCGGGTTAAAACCACGTGCCGGATGAGAGGACGAGACTCGTCGCTAACATGAGTCAATGCCACGCGTCGCTTAAACTCGGGCAATCCTAAGACAGCCGCCAGTTGCCCCACACATTCATCAGCAAAGGACGGGGTCAGACTCTTGTCTTGGAAATCGACCTCAATGCTGTCGTGTTCCTGCAAAAGATCGAGTAGCTTTTCCCGTGCCATCTTTCCGACTGGGCGGGAACTGAATTCAGGCGCAATTTCCGTCACGTCAATTTTAAAAATCGAAGTCATCATCTGTCATTCCGTCGGGCAATGGGAAACTGTCATAAACGTCGCGGATGTTCATTACTGCGTCAAGATCGCACTCGATTACCAATAACGTACCATGTAGCCGGCTTTTCGTGTTGGAAGCGAGTATTTCCCCTTGGTTCACAAGAAAAGCTTCGGAGTCCGACCGAACATATAAAACTCCACCGTTTTGCTCAAGAAGCTTTCGCGCCACCGCCAAGCCGTACCCGGAATGGCCCTTGCCGGGCTTACCTGTCACCCCGTATTCAGTTGCCATCTCGCATGCGTTTTCGGAACTGAGCCGCTGCATGTATGTAGCGTTTAAGCCAAGCGAAGTTCGAATACCAATACCGGTATCTACAAGAGCAATCTGGGCTTTCCTTCCTCCTGCCCAGACCTGGGCACACACGTATCCAGACGGGCCATTTTCAACGTCCGCATGCGAATAGCAGTTATCTAGGAGCTCTCGCATCATTGTGCACAGGGCGTCGGTCGTAGCCTCGTTGGTGCAAATATCGCCGATAAGAGCAATTAGCTTGTTTGCAACATTCTCAACTTCCTCCCGATTTTCCAGTATCTCAACCGGATGGTATCGCCCGCCTATGCGTGTTATTTCCTTCGGCGCAGCCAACCCGAGCGCTCCCCACAAATTCATCGTGTTCGCATATGACTCGATTTTCTCGGGAAGGGAAAGGTGATTAGCGCCGTGTCGCTTCAGATAATGCACCAGGATAGCCAAATGGAAAGGCTTGATGAAACGCGGTGCATCGCAAGAGTGCGTGTGATGCAAATTGACAACTCGGTCTATCCAGGACTCGATGTCATATTGAGTAGTAAATTCCAGAATTCCCCCCTGCCGCAGCTTTTTTTCTATATTTCGGCAATTATGCGTCGTTCCGGAGCATCCGCCAAGACCGATGCGCAATTCCTTGCATTCCGGAAGAGAAGTGCGGTTGGGTTAAAACTCAGCAAAAAAAACCCACATTGCCTCAGGGGGGCGCAATGCGGGTTGAGGTCCAGTTCTCACTGGTGGGGATGCCGACGGTGAATGAAGCCGCCGGCGGGGCGGACTATACCAAAGATCAGTTTTTCTTGCTTGGCTGCCAGCCGCAGAGGCGCTGACCGGTCATATTGTGCGCCAGGATTTGTCCTGGCGTATCGCTCTTTGGATCGAACTTATCATCCTTGGAGACGTAGATGGGCCGCGTCCAGTTGCAGCCGTTGTCCACGATGGCCGGGCCAGCAGCGACCGGATTAGTTACGCGTCCAGTCATCTCGCAGCCGCTGCTCACGATCAGCAGCAGGCATAGCAGCAATCTCGTTTTCCACATTTCCGCGTTCTCCTGTGGCCTTGGCCGCCGTCTGGGCGGCCGCAGCGGTTCGGTCGGCAAATTCTTGCTTGGTCTCGGCAACTTCTTGCGCTGCCTGGGCTTTGGTGGCCTTGGCCTGCTGGCGCATGAACAGGCCGACGATGATGCCGACCAGGCCGGCCAGCCATGGGCCGATCTGTAGCAGCAGCGCCATCATTGCGCACCTCGGATCTCGATGGTGACAGGCTCAGTGGTGAGGCGGCGCAGCTTGGCGAAGAGGCGATCGAAGGCCACCCTGCTCTGCCCCAGCCAGTCCGGCGCAGGTGCGTCGCCCACCAGGATGCAGCCGTCAGTTTCCTCGGCCTTGTTGCCCGGATGGATCCGGATGCCCTCAAAGCCCGGCACGTTCAGCAGCAGCGGCAGCACGCGCTTGAACCGCGGCGACATGGTGAGGACCACCTGATAGGTTCCAGCTGGGATAGCCGTCTGCCCGTAGACCTTCACGCCCCTGGGGCGCACGATGTCTTCCAGGGTATGGCACTCGAACTGGCCATCGATGAAGAGTTTGCCCGGCGTGCTCTGCTTGGTGCTGGGCTCACGCTGCAGGAGGAGCTTCATTGTCCTGTCCTTTCTCAGCCGGTTCGGGCTGCTTGAGGTAGGCGGCACCGCAGATGCAGACCAGGATCACGCCGGCCACGGCCTGCGCCACCCAGATGGGCAAGGTGCTGCCCAGGCCTGCCGAGGTCAACGCGGCCCAGCCAGCCATGACGGCCGCGCCGACCTTTGCCAGGCGCACGCTCCAGCGGCGGTGAATGACGCCCTTGTCGTCTACCAGTTGGATCTTCATTTCGTCCACTTCCCCAGGCTCTGCGGCGGCTTGGTGCCCACGGCCCTTTCCAGGTTCTCGATGCGGATGTCCTGCCGCGCGTCGTTCAGCTTGACTTCTGCCACGGCGGTGAGCTGGGCCGCCTTGAAAGCCTCGTCCCGCTGGTCTCGCGCAGCCATTTGCGTTTTCATCTCGCGCTGCGTTTCCAGCAGGGTGTTGATGGTGCTGGTCTGCTGGGATGCCATCCAGACCAAAGTAATCAGAGCGCCCACAATGGTGACGCCGAGAGGCACCAGCCAGGCGAGGGCGATCTTGGTGTCGATGACCTTCGTGTCGCTCATGGATAGGCCACCCACTGGGGAGGCGTGACGGTCTCGTCGTAGCGCCACTTGCCGGGCTCCAGCATGAAGTCCCAGGGCACCTCGATGCGTTTGTCACACTGAGGCTGCAGCAGACGGCAGTTCGACGCGGTGTAACCCCATGCCATAAGCAAGCCGGTATCGTTGTCGACGAATGCGTAATTCTGCGTGGGATCCCATTCAGGCATTATCGTGCTCCATTCTTCATGGTGTAGCGATTGGCGCGGACTGTCTGGACGAACAGGCCCACACTGCCAACAAGCGCGGAAAAGCCGTAGGCAACATTGCGCGCCGCGTTCTGCCGCAGCGTGACCGTGGCCCCGCTGGCGGTGTTCTGGCTTGGGCCATTGAGTACGAACGGCATCTTCAAATAGTCCTGAGTGCCCAGGCCGACCAGCGCACTACCGCTTCCGCTGCCGCCCGAGGTTGTACCGGCGGTAAAGTCGGTGCTGTATTCGATCTCGCCGGCCAGCAATGGAATGTAGTTCTGGGTACTGACTGAAGCAGGGAATCCGCTGCCGCCATTTGTCACGATGGCCTGTGGTACCGAATACTCAAACACATCAGCAATCACGTTCCCCTGGATGAATTGAGCGCTGCCATTCAGTTTCAGGCTTGCCGCCATTGCCCATTCGGAATAGCCGGTAGGTCCAGTGTTGGGGCCGTTCAGGCTGAGCACCAACCCCAGGCTGCCAGAACCGTTGGGTACCCAGAAGAGATTCGGTTCAGCGTAATTCGCAAAGGCCGCCACCTGATCGCGGCCACCGATGGAATTGGCCAGGGTAAGGTCGACCTGCTTCGCCGTGACATTGAAATAGGTAGTGGTCTTGCCAGCGGCATCGCGGGTGGTTACCGAATCTGCGCGCAAATTAAATTTCGTGGTGGGTGCAGACGTTTCACTTTCACCGGTCAGCCCACTCATGAAGCCAGGGAAGACCAATGCGGTTTCCTTAGCCAGCGGAATGCCGCCTGCAGTCAAGCCATCGTGCGCCACAACGGTCTTCTTCGTGGTGTCGAAGGTGAACTCGCCGGCCGCACCCGTGAAGGTCGCGTGCTGGGCGGTAGTGCCGCGACGATGTTGCAATACGATAGACATTAGGGGACGCTCCCGAGATCGGTAGGAAAGAGGGTAATGGGGTCAGCGACTGACCCGAAGTCATAAGCGGTACTCAACGTGAAGCCGAGGCCGCTCTGTGCAGCAGTAACAGCACGGGATGCGGCGAGGGTCGCCGCACCGGCATCGGAATTTGCGCTCGCGGCGCTGGTTGCCGCATTGTTTTCGCTGACTGCCGCTGCCGCTGCACTTGCGGCCGCCGCCGTAGCCTGGTCGTTGTAGTTGTCGACCGACACAGTGACGTTCCCGGCTGCGTCGAAGATCAAGGCCTTGCCTGCGCGAGCTGCAGCTTCTTGCGTCAGCACCTGGTCACCTGTGTCGGTGAATGGCATCTTGATCGATCGCGCGGCCTGCAGGCCCAGCTGCTGTGCCATCATCACCACACGGTCAAAATCATCGTTCACTACATCGGATGGCAGCTCGCCCTGGTATTGATAGTCGGTCGAGCGATCCAGAGTTACGTTGCGCAGCAGGACCAGTCGGCCAATCGGCGGCGGTGTCACGAAGTTGACCTGACCGCCCTCCACGCCGCTGGTGATAGCGACCGAGTAGCCGGGCATGCCCGGCACCGACAGCGTGACACTCAGGTCAGCAGCGGCCAGGATCTTGAACGGAAAGGAAAAGGAGGTAGTAACACCGTTGGTGTCGTATCCGATGACCGGGGAGGTGTTGTTGACCGACATGAAATTTCCTTAATTTTCGACCGTGACTTCGTAGACCGCTGAATTTGGCCTCCAATTATTGACCGGGTGATCTGTCGGAATCCCGACGATTTTGTCGATGCGTACAGGTGTCGCTTTGATGGCGCGCGCGGCGGCGTCGATATAGTCGTCCGGCTGTTTCTTCAACGCAGGATTGAAGTCCCGCATCTGCTTGTAAGCCGGGCCATCAAAAATATCTATGTGTGCCCACATGAAGCGGTTTGACAGCGGCGCATCGAACCCATCGACGATGTCCCTGTTTTTGTTCGTGCTGGCGAAGTCTTCCACCACGGCGCAGCCGGTGCCAGCCAGGTGCTTGATCAGCGTGGGCGGCACGAAGCCGCCGGGACCGTTGGTTTCTACGGTCACACAAGGGATGTGATATTTCAGGACCAGTTCGCGAACTCCCTCGCATTGCTTATCGAGATCGCCCTCCATGCCCTTGGCGAACTGCCAGTAGAGGCGGCCCCGGATATCGGTCAGGATCAGACAAAAGGCCGAAACGTCCGAATCAATCTTTCCGATCGAGCAGTCCCAGCGAGCCACAGCACCGACAATTTGAACCTGTCCCAGCATCAGTACCGGCGTGCGGTTGACGCGCCGAATAACAGGCACCGCGTCATAGGCGATCATTTCTTCTGGATCCAAGCGCACATCGGTGATGGGCTTGGCCTCCAACTGGTACTGGGAATCCCAGGCATTGAGGGTCAGCGTCTCTTTGCGCCGCTGGGCGATGTCCTCACGGGTGAACCGCTCAGGCCATGCGCAGCCGGTGGCGATATCCAGCACCGCACCGGGCGGCTTCGCAAATACCACCTCGTTGCCTTCGACCAGATAGTCGACACCTTCCACCAGCATGCGAGCGTGCGTGTAGATGCCCAGCATGACATACAGGCCATCTTCCGCAATGGGGAAGTCGAATCGGTACCGCGTTTTCTCGCTGGTCTTCCGGTATCGGACTACTTTGTCTAAGAGAGGAATTTTCAGTACAGCAGCACCGGCCTCAATCCGCTCGGGATAGATGGATTCGTGATGGTGAGGCGTGCCGATGTAGGTCTTTTGTGCGCCTGGTACAGCAATGTGCGTAGATTCGGAAATGCGTTTACGCAACTTGGCTCTAGACTCAGGACTCTCGATGTTGCCAGGCACCTCTACGTCATCGAAGTCGACATTGTCGGCCCGAGCCGCTGTCACGTTCGATTCCACCCCTGACGCCCGCATGCTGGCGTTGCGGCGATCGTGAGCTCCAGATACCCAAAATTTCTTACGGCCTGGCTTGGTGGGCAGCATACCGCCACACAGCGGGTGGTTGCGGATGACGTTGATAACGTCCGAGGTCAGCATCTCAGCAGTCGGGCCGTCGGCCGACCAGACCAGTGACCGCATCTGATTATCGTAGCGCAACCGATATGCCTTGTAGACCGCATAGATGGTGGACTTGGCCGCGCCACGGAAGACCATCAGGACGCGCTCCGGGGCCTTGCACTCGTCCAGCCAGGTGCAGATGCGCACATGCAGCAAGGGCACTTCCCACCCTTGGTGCTTGGCCCACATCAGGAAGAAAACGAGAAAGCTGACTTTGCGCGTGCTCATGCTTGAGGATGCAGCCCCTTCTTCTGCAGCTTTGCCATCAGGCGCGCGGCTTCTTTTTCGACCGAATCGATTTCCTTGTCAATGGAATCCTCGGGGTTGTCAAGGTCAGGATCCAGTTTGTCAAGGGGCGCACCCCCTTCCGGCGTGCGCCGGCGGATGGCGTCAATCATCGTGATCGCGCGCATGTTCAGCGTGAGGGTGGCCGCCGCATTTTTCTTGTCGTAGTAGCGGTCACCGCGCGTCTGCTTGTCCATACGCGAAGGTTCGATGCCGGCCCCGGACCAGTTATCCGGATCAGCCTCGACCAAGAACAAATCCATGAGCTTTTCAGTAAGCGCCTGCAGGCGCTGGTATTGGTCATCACGCATTACTTCCCTCCAAATGCCGCGCTCAGGTCTGGCGCGCGACGCGGTGAGTCTTGGCCTGGTGCCCAGTAGAAGTCATTTCCATATTGCTGCTTGGAACGCTGTATATTGCGCGCGGTGACACCAGGGGAAAGATTTTCAGCAATGTTGTCCCATAGGAGGCGATTCCAAATCGTTTTCCAGTACCAGAGGTTGAGCAGCGGCGTATTGCTCTGTGCAACCTTCAAGAGGTCCGCGCTCAGGTGCGTTTCTTTGCCTTGTGCAGCTTCTTCGCCCGCGCGCGAGAAGGCACGGATCGGCTGGAAAGCAGTAGATAGAACCGGACCACCGACGACACTAGCCAAGAGTGACCCGTAATCGCGGCTTGAGAGTGCAGCATTCAACATATCTCCCGCAAATCCGGCACCGCCACCTTTGGTAAAAGCTCGCAGCCAAAACATGCCGGCGTGCTTCGGCTCGTCGAACATGGCTTCCGGATCTTTTCCCATCAGCATGTTATAGATTTGATTCGATATCGCGCCGAGCAAGGTGGTTGATAAAACGAGAGCAGTTCCATATGCCATAGGATTGGCAAGGAAAGGAGCCCCTTCAACCTTGAACGCACCTGTGCGTCGCATCTCACTGACTCGGCCCCAATGTCGAGAGATCATCGCGATGGGGAAAGACTTGAATTGCATGAAGGTCTTTTTCAACTCACCGCCCCAGGTGCCGGTTTCACCGGAAACAATAACTTTCGTACGCAGATCCGGATTGAGGACCGCAAATTCGCCTTCGTCACGGATGATGGCCAAGATCTTCGGAATCACATCTCTGGCACGCGGATCGCCAGTGGCCAGGATGGAATCCGGGGTCAGGTACTTACTGCCGTTGTATTCGCCCGGTGCGGCCTTGTTCACCACGTCCCAATCTGCCGCAGTCAATCCCCCTTCTTCCAGCAGCCGCCGATCCCATGCCTGCAGGTCTCCCCACTTTGTGCCTGCAATCTTGGCATAGCCGCGCATCATGTTGGATTGGAAAGCACTCCGCATGGCATCGGTCCATCCTGTGACGCCGCCGAATTTCATCGTCGCCGCCGACAGATTGCGCGCCCAGGTAGTCGAAAGATTGTCTGTCCCCCAGCGATTGAGGCCATGCTCCAGGGACTCGGCAATGATGCCCTGGCCAGAGAGCCAGTCGCGAAAGTCCTTAGAGCCCGGTCCGGCCAATTTGGCAGCGGTGCCCAGCGTGCGGAAGAACGGGACCTTGTTGTAGCCCGCGGTCACGAACATGGTACCGATATCGCCCAAGGCAGCCAGGAGCGTGCCTTGCAATTTGACGGCACTGGTCAGCAGCCTGGCCGTGCCAAATTGACGCGCCAGCGCTGGATTGACTGGCGTGTTTGTTGCACCTGTGACGTAATTCCAATAAGCACCGATCGAGGTCATCCCCCCTTCCAAGCTGCGCATTTCGGTATTGTCATGAATCGCGGTCAGCTGCATTTGCTCTCGCATATTACGCGTTGGATTGGGGCCGTAACGCTCGACGAGGGCGATATTCTTGGCCATGCCATCAACGTGAGAAATCAGGGAGTCCAATAGTGACCCCTCGCCGAAAGCTCTGTTGTATTCCATATGCGCATCGGCATCGCGGAAGTGCAGCACCCGATGTTCACTGCCCGCATTGGCGCGCGCACCTTGGCCGATGTTCTTGCCGGGAACAATCTTGCTGATGCCGCCATAGGCGATGGTGTCCCAGATACCCTGCTTGCGATCTGGAACACCCTTCCCTCGCGCAGCGGCGTTGCGCTGTTCCCACTGCAGTCGATCTTCTCCCTTCAGCATCTGCAGAATGGCAGCGTCAGTCATCGGATTCCCTGCATCGTCAAGGTACCGCGTCTTGTCCAGCAGCGGCAGCACAGATTCCGCCCAGGCAGTACGTTGCCTGTCCGAACCGTCCCCCAACACCTTTAACTGCGAGTGGCGGATCGGCACATAGCCATAGTCCAGTTGGCCTACATTACCGCCGGCGGAATTGAAGCGCTGGCGCAACGCATCGGTGGTAACGTTGATCTGGGTAGCCGCAGCCTTTGCTACGTCGTTGCCTGTACTGCCATCAGCTCCACGGTAAATTTCACGAACGATGTCACGCTCCATGGCCGGGTTATCAACGTCGAAAGCTCTGGCCAAGAAATTCTGCCCCTCTTTCATGGAGTCGATGGCCCCCATCATGCCGCGCATGTATTCCGCTTTGATGCCGCCGGCCAGGTTATAGGTCCGCTCAATATCATCCTTCACGGCTTTCTCACGAGCGCCCTTGGCATGCGCCTTGGTTGGATCGGAATAAACGTCTTCATTGATCCGGTCGGTGGTCTCCAGCTGCTTAGCGAGCTGCAGCTGCTTGCGCATCCGTTCCAGATCGGCCTCCTGCTGCAGTTGCCGCATGGCGAACTGGGCCCCGGCCTTTACGCGGTCTCCCGAAGACATGGCCGCCCAGGCGGCAGGGTCTTGGCGCGATGTCAGACGCATACCGGCGCGTACGCGATTTTCGATGCCGTCGATTTCAGCTTTGGTCAATTCGCGGCCGGCGGCGGCCGTTACCGCATTGATGCATTTCTGATGCATGGTTCAAGCTCCCAAAGAAATAAAGCAGTTGGCGGCCACGTCCAGCAGCTTGGCGTCAGCCATGCTCTGGGTGTGCTCTTCATCGATCAACCTCATGGCGTCGGTCAGCGTGCCATTGAATTCACCATCGTTGGCGTCCAGATGCACCCGGGTATCCGGCGCGGTTGTGAGCGTCTCGCGAAGATTGGCATCCACGGCGGCGACCGCACCGGCTTGGTTACTCGAGTCAGCAGCAGGATTTCCACCTTCAGCCGCCTGCGGCGTGCCTTTCGGGGCTGCTGGTAAATTTTCAGGTGCAGGCGTACCAGCAGATTTACCACTCTCGAGAGTGCCAGATTTGGCACTGCTCACCAACGGCCGAGCGCTCTCCTCTGTCCACGATTTGGCGATTCCTTCAACAAACTGGGCAATCGGGGTTTTACGCTGGGGCGGCAGATCGATGGCCTCGCGCTGCGCACGCAAGTCAGCGAGGCGTTTGGTGAGACCTGGAAGATCTCCGGCCGCTTGTTGGGCGAGAGCGTTCTGATCGATTTGGTCACGTAGGCGCTGCATTCGGGCTTCAAAATCCGCGCGTTGAGCATCAACCTGCTTTTGCGCGTCCGATCGGGCCTTCTTAAATTTGGCTCCCTGCTGCTGAAGTTGCTTTGTCAACGCCTGGACATCGGATTCGCCAGGCACGCGGGCCTGCAGCTCCTCCAGCTCCGCACGCAACTGCCGCACCATCCCCGGATCAGCAAGGTCCGCCGCGCGCGCTGACATGGATGTGTACCGGCTTTCAGCGTCTGCAATCAGGCCCTCCAGGGATTGAGCCCGCAGGGCGTCGGTTTCGCTGATGTATCGGGTGATGTCGGGAAACTGGCCGGAGTCCATCATCTTGGCGGCGTACTCGACTAGATCCTGATGGGTGCTCATACCGGCCACGTCCTGCATGCCGAAGGGATTGGCCTCGTCCACAATGCGCCGGCCCTGCGCCGAGAACGCGGCATCTACCTCATCCGGGGTCGGATTGAACTTCGCCGCCGCGATCTCTTTGGCCCGGCCCTCAATCAGCGCCATGTTGACGCGATCCATGTAGGCCTGTGTCTCCGCCGCCGGAGGCCGCTCACCACGCAGGACCGCAGTTGCCTGGCGTGGGCCACCGTTGTAGTCCGCGATGACCGCTTGGATATTGCCGTCGTACTGCTTCATGGTGGCCGCCAAGTACTTGGCCATACCGTCCAGCGACTGCACGGGATCGGCGGCATCGGTGATGCCGAACTTGGCCTGATTCTCGGGCATGAGCTGCGCCACGCCTGCCGCACCCTTGGGCGACACGGCGGTCGGTCCCGATTTCTCGCCAGCATTCTTGAGCGCTAACATCAGAGCCGGCGGCACGCCCTCGCGCTGGGCCGCTTGCACAGCATAGGCATCAATGGAGGGATCGTTGTACCGAAGCCCCTTGCGGGCCTCCACGGCCATACTGGTAAGGTCTGGGGCCGCCGCAGGCGCGACCGGTGCCCCTGCCGAGGCTGGCACCCCTGCTTTGGCAGCCGCGCGCCGTGTCGCGGCCAGATGGACGCCTCCGAACGCTCCAGCCATCAGGGTCGCTGCAGCCAAGTTCACCGGGTCCAGTGGATCAATCTGGTCTGCGAGGTGACCATAGTCGGCATTCTTCAGAATCGCCTTCTCGGCGGCTCCCTGCGCGATAGCCATGCCGGGCCCGCCTACGCCGACCAGAGCCGTCGTGCTGGCCAATCCGCTGCCGCCCACCGGTATGACGGCTCCAACGCCAGCCATCGCTCCCGATACAGCACCAACCTTGCTGCGGGTGGCCACGTCCACGCCCTCTCGCTTCAGTTCCTCGGCGCGTCCCATACCGATGGACGTGCCACCTACCACCGCTGCGCCCGCCGGGCCAGCCACGATTGCCGCGGGGACGATCTGAGTGAGCCCGGAAACAGCACCCTGCACGATCTGGTCAGCGCGGGTGGTATCGTTCGGATTGGGCTTGAAGGTATCGGCCAAGTCATAAAAACCGCTACCCAAGCGAGACTGCACCAGTGTGCCGGCCTTTCCTTTGCTGATCGCGTCGTTCATCTGACGGTCAAGCGCGGCGCTCACTTCTGGATTGATTGCCGCACCAAACTGCATTTCAGGCGACTGATACACCTGAGATGCCGCAGCAGTTAGGTCTGAGATTGCGCCACCAAGCGATGCCCCACCTTGCCCCAGGCCGCGTCCTGTAGCGCGCAGGATAGAGCCAATTCCGGTCGACGGCTGATCACGGGGAATTGGGACGGTTACCTGATTTGCAGTGTCGAGGAAAGTCTTGGTGGACTCACCGTAGAGTTCATCGATAGGCATTACATCCCCTCAAAATTCATCGGAAGCGCGGTGGTAGGCTGGGGCTTCTGGCCCAAATTCAACTTGATTGTCAGTGGCGTGCCTGTGGCATCCGTGACAAATCCAGATCCGGCCTGCACAGCGTATGTCCCGCGCACACCGACGCGGACCAGCTTGTAACTCGGCATCTTTGCCATGAAATCGCTGGCCGGAATGGGCTGCCCGTTGGCGTAGACGGTTTCAATTGGACGGCCATTTACCGTGTTCTCGATGTTGCCCACCGAAGCCGCCCTCACCGCTCCCTGAAATTGATCATCCGTCCAGCCATAGGGGCGTGCAACCTGATGAGGCGTGCCGTCAAACCTTGTGCCGCCGGTTTTGCTGATGCCACCGGTGGCACCATCGATGGCTTTTTCAATGTCATCGGAACTCGGAACAGTTCTGTGATTCCGGGCCGCAGCTCCAATGGCCAGGTAGTACGCCGTGTTCTTCGCATCCGTTTCCTGCTCTGTTGGCAGTGTTCCATTTATCTTCGATGCGATCTGGTATTCCAGGCCAGAGCCGGCCAGATCATCGACCTTGACGGTTTTGTCCTTGAGAGCCTGTTGCCCTTCAAGAATGAAGGCTGATATTGGCGTAGTGCTGATGCTCTCCAGCGGGCCACCTGCGGCAGCGCCAGCTTTTAAAGCTAGAGCCACAGCTTGGTCTTTCTCTTGCCACTGCTTTGCCAGATCGTTGATTCTGCCAGCGGTCCCCATCGCGGCGCCGACAACATTTATCAGCTGCGCGCGCTGATTGATCGGTGCGGCCTGTAGAGTCTTCAACACACTTGATGCCTCGTCTGGTGTCAACAGAGAGACGGCGCGACCGGCGTTCTGCTCAACCACCGGGGCGAGCTTTGCCCGCTGGGCCAATGTGGCGGACAAGCCCTGAATGCTACTGACATCCAAAGCAGGAATGCTCTGGATGTTGTTGTAGTCCTGCGCAGCCTTCCAGGGATCGCTCTTGAATGCTTCGACCTTGGCAGTGTGCATCTGCTCATACTTCTTGATCGCCGCAAACGTCGCCGGATCGGTGCCGATTTCAGGCGTATTGGCGGCAGACTGATAGCGCTGCAATTCGGTGCGCTGCTGGGGAATTGTCTTCGTGGCAAAACTGGATCCGCTGGCAGATTCCTTAATCAGCCCGATAGCATCAGCTGCGTATTTCGTGCCCGTAGTGCGAGCAAGAATAGTTTGCTGATATTCGGGGCTCATGAATTTCCCGGTACCGAGGAAATCGATGGCCTCATTGACTGCTTTACGGCCATCCTCTTCCTTGGCATCCAACGCTTGCTGCTGGCCGTTTTCCATGGCCAGACGCTGCGACACGACAGACGACAGCACTTGATTGCGCTGGCTTGCATCCATTTTCCCAGCGTAGAAACCATCCTTGTCAGTGAGGTTGTTTTCCAGGGATCGCATGGCATCGATGTCGCCACTGGCCCTCGCCTGGATCATGGCTGCCTGTGCATGCCCCAAATACTGCTTGTCAGCCCAGTCCTGCGCAGTCTTTTCCGCTATCTGTTTGGGTACCCTGGCCTGTGCAGCAGTCAACTCATACGCCTGCCGGGTGCTTGCCACCGTGGCATCAATATTATCCGGGGCGAGGACAATCGCTTTTCCTGCAGCGTCCAGCATGTTCGAGGCATTGCTCAAAACTAGCTGGTGAGTGTTTTTCAGAATGCTCTCTTGGACATTCAGATCGACTGACCTATTTAGGCTCGCCACCTGTACCGCGGCCGCCTCCCTGTATGGAGTATCCGGCAGCGCGCCAATGGTGTTGGCATAGGACCGCTTTTTGGCGTCTGCCATGTTCTTGGTAAAGGTCTCCTGGTCGATCTGGCCAGCGGACAGCATTTCACCTTGGGATTTCAGCGTGGACTGCAGATCCAAGGCATGCTGCTGGTAAGCCACACCCGCGCTTGTTCTCTGCAAGAGATCGTCAGCCTGCCGCTGTTCCCGTACTAGCTCGCCGGCCACCTGGCCGACCGTATTCGCGAGGCCGCGCCTGGCTTGAGAAAGTCCGCCATCGGTATTTACCGTCTGGGTGCGAGTCGCTTGCGGAACCGCATTACCGAAGTTCCCCATTGGAATTTGTGCCATCAAGTTCTCCTATTTCGATCCGTCTGCCGACATAAAGGCATCGCTGGCCGTGGGCTTCTTCGTCTTCATCTTCCAGCCGTAATACGACTGCGCACCAGAAAGAGCAGTGCTAGCAGCATCAAAATATCCAGCTGTCTGCGCGTTGCTTCCTGCCATCTGGAATCCATCGGCTTGCGCGTTCAACTTTGTTGCGGCATTTCTTCCATTAATGATGGTGGTGAGCGCATCCTGCTCACCCTGCTGCTGGATGTCGGATTGAATCAACTCGGCGGTACCGACATCTACATTCACCCCCGAGTCAGCAAAGGCCGCTCTGGCCGCCGCTCGCTGTTTCAACGTGGCCTTACGGATCTGCTCGGCCTCCACCTGGGCCTGCGAGGCGGCAGCATTCGCGTCAGCCTGCGCCTGCTCCGCCTGATAATCCGCTTGCGCTTTCGCCTGGTTGCCTTGCTGGACAGCGCTATAGGTGCCTACCGCTGCCGCCGTGATCGCCGCATAGGCAGCGACTTCTGCTCCTGTTCCCATCACAACTCCTTTTTGAACATGGGGCCGACGTTGGTAAAGCCGGCCAATTCGTAAAATTTCGACAGGCCATCGACATTCAGCCCGGTTGATATACCCAGCTGCAGCGAGATCGCACCGCGCGCCTTGCACCAGATCTCCAGTGCGCGAATCAGCTTCAGGGCCGTGATGCCATGGCGCTGGCTGGGCTCAATGAAGAAGGAATAGTCGAAGCCGAGCTTTTCATGCGAGAAGAAATATTCGGTGATGCCGCCGGCCAGACCGCCGATAACAACACCATCGCGCTCGGCCACGAAGACCACGCCAGCGCCATCCATGAGGGCGTGCATGGTGGCCTCCACCTTCTCCGGGTCGAATGGGATGTTGCGGAAGGACGAGGCGGCGTGCAGCATCGCGCCCAGTTCAAGGATGCGCGGGATATCAGCGGGAGTGCCGGAACGGATCATGGGTATCAGTCGTTGATGGTGATCTTGCGGATGACGTCCAGCAGATGGAACGGTGCCGGATATGGCTGTTCGATGATCTGCTGCGTGGTGTACACCTGGTCGGAAAGAGTCAGCACCCGGTAATCCCCGGTGACCTGCGGCGGTGGCGTGTCGAGCACCTGAGTGTCGAATTGACGGAACTGGACGGGCTTGCCGTTGACGACAGCGGCCTGGGTGTTCAAGACACGGATCAGCACTTCGCGCACCGAGACAGGATTACCTTGCGAGGTGGTCCCGTTGGCACCCAGCTCCGGTTGCATCAACTCGATGCGGGCGGTGTAGGCCAGCCCGATCTGCACGGACTTGGCCGCGCGCGTCAGCGTGATCTGGCCGCCCTGCACGGTGAATTCGCCGCGATAGGACTGATCTGCATAGACCTGGACCTTCAGGCCTTCCAGATGCCCGAGGCCATTCCAGGTGGTCTTCCCTGCCGCGTCGCTGGCGACCACCGCACAATCCAGCATCACGTCTCGGTCAAACACCTCGATGTAGCGCTTGAGAACGCCGCCGACCGTGCGCGCGACGATGACATAGGTATCTTCTGCCGTGGCCGTGGGGATGGTGGTGATGGATTCGAAGCTGCCCTGAGTGATCCAGCGCCCCCAGCCGACTACCTCCTGGTCGACGTCATACGCGCACACCGCCATCACCCCGTCATTGCGGATCGCGTACAGGGTCGAATCCTTTTTCTCGAAGGACATTTCACGGATGCCGCTGCTGGTGATGTGCTCAGCGAAGATCGTGCGGTCAGGTGCCGGGAAGCCGTCGATGTCATAGCGGTAACCCATGGCATGCACCTTCAGGCCTTCGGCGCTCACGAACAGCAGCTCGTTGCCGACCTTCAGCGGCCGCACCGTTCCGCTGCAGCCCGCGCTGGATTCGTCGTTCTTGTCGATATTAGTCGGCGTGATGGACTTGTCCGTGCCGCCAGACAGGCTCATTTCGTCCGACTCGGTCAATACCAGCATCTTCCGCGAGGGCGCGAGGTGGTTGATCGGGCTGTTGTTGGCACCGTCCAACTCGAAGGCGAAGGCATCATCGTCATTGGTACCGATCTGGAAACTCAGGTAGCCGCGGATAACGCTGCCCCAGACCGTCTGCGGATATGCAAAGCTGTTGGCGTAGTACAGGCGCTGCTTGTTGATGGTCACCGCCCTGGGGTAGCCGCGCGTGCTGTTGTTCCAGGCATTCTCCATAAGCGCCCATGCCAGCGGCGGTGCCGCCACGGTGGTCTCGATGGGCGACAGCGCCTGGGCGGAGACACGCTCCGAGCTGGTGAAGGCAATGATCTTGGCCAGGCCGCCGTTGATCGAAACATACTTGCCCACATCGCCAGCGGTCCAGAGTGCAGGCGACATGATCAGTTCCAGACCCTGATTCGTTTCTGCCACGCTTCCAGGCGTCAGCGTGGCATTGGGCGTGGTGCCGATGTCGGTGAATGGCTCCGTCAGGAATGGTGCGTTGGCCATCGTCCATGACGCATCACCGAATCGCTGCAGGCGCTGCGGATAGACGGCCTGGTGTGCAAAGAAGGCGGTGTCCGATTTCTGGACATAGCTCACCTCTGCAAGCTGGCCGATGGTGTAGGGAGAGGCAGCCTCATAGCTTCCGATGCGGGCGCGGTTCTTGTAAAACCACAGGTAACCGCCGCCCATCAGGATCACATAGGCTTGGCTGCGGCTGTAGACAAAGCTGATCAACCTGGCCTGCAGCGAGCTTTTCACCTCACCGATAAAGCGCGTGCCCGGCCGGCGCATGGCACCGCCCTGGATCGTCACGATGCAGTTCTCCAGCGTCTTGCAGCCGTTGGCATACTTCGCCACATCCATGCGGCCCAGCGCCACCCGGGGCGACAGCTCGCCCGAGGTGAAGTTTGTCTGAATGATCGATGCGCGGGCCATATCAGTAGCGCCCCATGATCAGCGGCGAATCGTCGCCCAGCATTGGAGAGGGGTTCTCCTGGGAGTCAACGTTGCGCGCCACGCGTGCCAGGTCAACATACTCACCCTTCAGCTCATCACGCAGGCTCGTCGATTGGGTGATCGGATACGCCAGCTTCCACAGCAAGCGCGCCGTCATCAGCTCCACCAGCTTGGAATCCCAGACGCTCTCCGGTGCACGGTAGACATATTCGATCTTCAGTGCGGTGCCAGAAGCCAGGATGTTCTTGCCCTCGATCTTGAAGTTTTGCGCGTTGTCGCTGTCGATGGGCCGGTCTCCGATGGCGATCAGGCGCAGGAAGTCAGCCGGCAGAGGGAACTGAGCTGCAAAGCCGAAGGCCGGCACGGTGGACGATGGGGAAAGGATGGTGCGAGCGCGTGCGCAGTTCCAGGGGAACTCGCGCAGGATGGCATCGCGCTCTTGCGGATAGAGGTTGCTGCAGAGGCGTGATGCGTCGGTGGCTTCGGTGAAGGACGCGATGGGCGCCTTTCCGAGTTGCAGCAGCGCGGCGCTGCAGATCGAGATATTGGTTGCGATGATGGCCTCCCTACGGAAAAAAGGGGCGACCGAAGCCGCCCCGAAGGATCAACAGCAGGAGCGCAGCGAATTAGGGCGCTACGTACTGGACTTCAACGCGGATCGCCGCGTTGGCCAGCGGGGTTGCACCACCGAAGGTGCCGTACAGTTCCACGTCCTGCGGCATGACGTAATACTGGCCGCCGGTGATCTTGCTGCCAGTGTTCACCTGGCCAGAGCTGGCAGCGGCCAGGGATGCGGCGTTGATCAGCGCGGTGGCATCAATGGCCACGCCGGTGACCGCATCGCGGATGCCGATGCTCAGGGTCGAGGATGCGTTACCCGCAGCATTCGACAGGTACGGGGCCAGCAGGCGAGCGCCCTTCGGGATGATGATGCCGGTGCCGAAGGTATCGCCGTTGGCAGCGCTGTAGGCAGCAGCGGTATCGATGATCGCAACGCGCTCGCGGTTGTTGGCGGTCGCGGTTATCTTGCTGCCGGCGACCTGCGCCACTTTGGTACGGGTGACAGTGCTCAGTTCAGCCATGATTTACTCCAAGAAATTAGTCCTGTGATTGACGACAGCGCCACGTGGGCGCTGCCAGTTATGGATTACTGGTACGAGATCTGGACAACCTTGGCCTCGTCCTGGCGACCGGCACCATAGGAACCCTCGATGCTGGTCTGCCACAGGTTCTTCTTGTCCGGACGCTTGTCCACGTCGCCCTGCTCGTAGCCATAGCCGAAGTGCACGGCCGACTTGGAGTAGGCGGCGCTGGTACGCACGCCAGCGACGTTGCGCACGCGCTCGAACGGGATCCAGGTGAAGCCCATCCACTTGCCGCCGACGCCGCCTTCCTGCAGCATCTTGCCGGTCATGAAGTCGGCGCTGGTCAGCGTGGTGTCCGACAGGATCTGGGTCAGCGCCAGCGAGTCGTACAGGAAGAACAGTTCGTCGCCATCACCGTCCACGCCGTCGGTTTCGTTGGCGCGGAAGATGGAGCGGGCCTGGATGATCTTGGCCTTGGTCAGTCCGGTGCCGCCAGCGGCGATGATCTGCGAGGCCGGCAGCTGGTAAGTGGTCTGGCCGTCGAAGCTCACGATGTTGTTCAGCACCGCATTGAAGATCACATCGTCGATCTGGCGATTGCGCGCGGCGATCAGGGTCTGCATGTACTGGCCACCGGTGACCGGGTTCACCAGCATCTTGGGCAGGTCGGCGCGGTCCATCGGCAGCGCCTTGAAGTAGTCGCGCAGCGGCACGTTGCGGGCGGTGTGGTCGATTTCACCGAAGATGGTGTCACCGTGGCGGACGGTGTTTTCGTCCATGTTCACAGCGCCCAGGTTGTTGATGGTGAAGCTGGCACCCACGATCTGGCCACGGTCAGTGACGGTCTTGCGCAGGCGGGAAACCTTCTGCTGAGCCAGCAGGCGCAGTTCATTGTCGAATCGGGTGACAAACTGCCGGGTTACGGTATCGGTCATTTTCTAGCTCCGAAAATTGAGAAAAGGTGGTGTTTGCCTTTGCCTGTTTCGGGTTGTCCGTTTCCGGGCCTTACTCGGCTCAGTAGCCAGGTTGTCCAATGCTGGGCCTGATGCGTTGCATGGTATGGAGTTGCCTTGTCGGAATCCCGACAAAATGAAAACGGGCCGCACGATGGCGGCCCGCTGTGGTGGGTAAATCGACTGTTACTGCTTGATGCCGTTCGGGTTCTTCGCATACCAGGCGTTCACCTGGTCGGTGACCTTCTTGTGCTCGGGGTGTGCCTGGTTGGTATAGGCCTCGCTCACGATAGCAGCCTCGATGCTGAAGCCCGCCGGCAGCGCGTTGTTTGCAGCGTTCGGGGTCTTGTCCTCCGAAACCTCGTCAGCGAAGGAAGCGAGGATGCGCAGCGCCATGGGGTTGTTGCCCACTGCTGCCTCCACCTCGGAGAACGGGACGCCCATCTTCTCTGCCACGCGATTGGCCACGGTGAATGCCCCTGCGAAATTCGCCTTGGCGCTCTCGCCCCACAGCTGATTGAGCTGGGCGACGACTTCCTGGCTCTGCGCCTGTGCTTGGCCCTGCACCAGATTCGGCAGCAGGTTGAGGTATTCGGCCATCACGCCGGCATACTGCTCCTGCGACAGGCCCAGGCCGTGGGCCTTCTTGGCGAACTCCGCCGTGTCCAGTTTCACATCCTTCAGCGCCTCGGGCATGTCGGGCATCTTGTACTCGCCCGGATCCTTCGGACGGATGCCACCAGCACCCATGCGCTTCTCAAGCTCCGCCCGCGACTCCTCGGTCTTGCGCAGCATAGCTTCGACGTCGAAGGTACCGTCGTCCTTCTTCACATGGAATTTCTCGGGGACGCTCTCCAGCTTCCATTCCGGCGCGCCGCCAGCGGACAGCGCGGATTGGCCAGCAGCACCTTCCTGGCCGCCAGCACCAGCACCGCCGCCCTCACCCGTCGCACCGGCCGCGCCGGCATCTGCTGCCCCAGCAGCACCAGCTTCACCGCCGCCACCCGCGCCGCCGTCGCCGGCAGCCGCATCCATCAGCACGAATTTCATCCAGTTGCGATTACGCATCTTCTTCTCCTACGTTGTTGGCCAGGTTGATCTGCCGCACGATGAACTGTACGACGTTGTTTTCCCCACAGTGGGTATAGGTCTTGAGCACCGCATCGATGCCGCCGGCTGTCACCGCCGGCTTGGAAAAGCGGCGCACCAGGTCTTCCAGCACCTGGACGCCGCGCGGATTGTCTTCGAACAGCGCCTTGTAGTCGTCGGCTGTGATGATGGGTTCAGTCTTGTGGATGCTCATGGGATGTCTTATGCAAGGTTGGGAGTGCCGAAGTTCGCTGCGGCCCACGCTGCGATTTCTTCAACCTGCGGGTTCGTCAGGACGCCAGGGTATTTGAGGATTCGATAGATATTCCCAGTATGGAACTGAATCATGCTCCCGGAAACCATGCGAGCCCCGGCTGTCACCGTGTTGATGCCCGTAGCTAAATCAGCGGTACTTGCGGACATAAAGGGGGTGGCAGCGCCATCAAAGAAAAGATAGCTGTTGTTGACACCTGTGAGATTCGTTGCGACAGCGATATGAATATTCGTGTCATTACCAGCCCCAGAATATGCATCCGCAATCAATCCTGCGTTATCGCAGCGCCTGCCCGTGACATAGTTGCCGGCGCTGTTGATTTTCAATATTTCCTGATGGTTGACGCCGCTAGCAGAAGCGCCATTGACCTCGCCAAAAAGTCCCGTCGTCATCGACAACGCAGCTCCTGCGCTGTCGAAAATAACGATTTGCGTACCGCCCGCTTGCCCGCCGGCAGCAGAAAGGAACTGGGAAGCGGTGCCCAGGAACTGGGCCACGTACTTGCCATTGACGAGGGCACGCGTCGGGCCGGTATTGCTACCGTTCGTCAGGGCCAAGGATGTGCCGTCAGCACCGGCAAGCTGGGCAATGTTGGTCTGCGCGCCATTCATCGTTACCAGCGCGTTGTTGTCCGGGTCCCACGAATACAGCAGCGCCGGTGCGCCAGAGATCACAGGCGCGGGAGTTCCCATCCCAGCGATTCTGCGATGCCGAGACGACCGCAAGAGCTGCGAAGTCCTCATACCAGCGCCCATTCGTTCGGACCCACGCGCATCGCAGCGATGGTGCCGTACTGCGTCGATGCGGCAATGCCAGCCGGGGTGCGCAAGGTCACGCCCGCACCGGCCACGAAGCTGACAGCACCGACACCAGCCTGATACGCGGCCACCATTTCGTTGCCCTGCCAGGGGCCGGTCGAGTCATTGGGGATGGTGATCTGCACGGCGCTGGCCGAGTTCACGTCGATGCGGCCGTTTGCGTCAGCAGCTGTCGCAACGGTGTTGCCGGTGACAGCGCGGCGCGGGCCATTGGTATCGATCGAGACGACCCAGCCGCTGCCGGTGAGAGTTGCATTGAGTGGCATGACTGTTCCTATTGCGAAAGAGTGTTTTCAACGACCTTCTGGCCAGCCGCCTGCATCAGCTCTTGCTGCTGGGCCTGGGCTTGGGCCTGCTGGCGTGCCTGGTTGTCGGCTTGGCGCTTCTCGGCCAGCTGGTCCGGGCCGCGCAGCAGCTTGGCCGGCACGCCGAGCGCGAGGCCCTTCTCGTAGTTCGCGGCATCCATGTCAACGACGTCCAGCGCTGCTGTATTGCCTGTGGCCGCCGCCTGCTCCATGAGGCCGCTGATGAAAATATCGAGAGCGGTAACCTCTTCCATCTTCTGGGCACGGGCCAGCGGGCTGATGTACTTGACGATGAAGTCACGGCCCAGCAGGGATTCCGGGATTGGGCCGAGTTCGGCAGTGAGCGCGCCAGCACGGTAGGCGATGGCAAAGCAGCGTTCGATCATGACCTGCAGGTACTCGCCCTGGAAGCGGGCAAACATCGGGCCCAGCTGCTGGCGGATCTGGGTGGCGCGCAGTTGCACTTCGGTGGCCGAGCGCACAGGGCCATCCAGCGGGGTGAGCTGGTCGGCCAGCAGGGAACGGCTGATACTCTTGCGCAGCTGCTCGGCCTTGGAGAATGTCACTTTGAAGTCTGCGCCAGTATTCAACGGCTGCAGGTTGTCCATATCGGCCATCATCACCACGCGGCGCGGGCCGATCTTCAGCGTGCGAGCGTTCAGCACGCCATCGTCCTTTGCCTTCCACATGCCAGACGCCGCGATGTCCAGGCTCTGCAGCTCCATGCGCAGGATGTCGTTCAGGGTCTTGACGGTGGGCAGGACGTTGGAGCCGATGCCGGTGGCGTAGGGCGTCGAGGGGATCAAGCGCCAGCGCGGCACGGCGCAAGGGAATTCATGGAAGCCGCTGTCGCGCACCAGGTGCTTGCCGTCCTCGATGTGCACGGACTTGAACGGCAGATTCTTGCTCAGGATGCCTTTCTTGCCCTCGCGGTTCGGGTAGATGGCCCAGGTCATGTTGATGGCCTCGGACAGCTTGCCGTCATTGAACTTGCGCTGCGTGGCCTCGGACATGGCATCCAGGCCGTATTCGGCCACGGCTTGTTCCACGGTCGGGCACCACTGGCGGTGGATCGTGTCCACCCGGCCCTTGGAGGTGGAGGCGGCGACGTAGCACTGCCACAGCGGCCAAGGTTCGAAGTTGAAGCCGCCGATGGGCTTGCCCTGCTCGTCCTTGGCCTGATCGATGAACATGACAAACCAGCCGGCCGGGATCAGGTCGCTCAGGTTCTCGTAAGCGGTGGAGTCGAAGCCGGACGAATGGATGTTCTCGAAGAGGAACTGCGTCGCACCATCCATCCAGCGCGTCTCGTCCTCGGCCTTCTGGCCGGCGTCGAGGTCAAACCAGCGGGAGTTCGGCGGGTGCATGCCGGATGCAATGGCCGACTTCAGGGTCTCGGCATCGTCCATGGCCGTGTTGTCGTAGAGGCGCGCGCGCTGGGCGGCCGCCGTGTTGCTGGCACCATCGGTCGCGCCGTACCAGCCGATGGCACGCTCGGGCGCAAGGTAGTCGAACACCTCGCGCCAGTTGGAGTCGTGAGTCTGCCGCTGGCCCACCATGAGGCCATGCCGGCGCATTACCTTGTCGACGAGTTCGTTCATTGCCCGAGCGTGGCCTTACCGAGAGAGAGCGCAGTGCCTGCGCCGGTGGAGAGTGCGGAGGATTGCTGCTGGCGGCGGCGGGCGGCGTTCGAAGAATTCGTCTTCTGCGCCGCCTCGGCCGCTGCTGCCGCTGCTTCCGCCTTGGGATCGGTCTGTACGACCGCAGGGGTACCGCCGCCGCCGCACATGTCAGGCGGCCTTCGCGCCGGCGGTGACCTGCCAGACCTTCGATTCGGGGACAAACCAGCCATCCTTCGTCAGCACCGGGACGGTGGAGGCACGCACCGCCTTGTCATCGATGCTGGGCAGCGGGACCGGTGCGGGGCTCTGGGATTGGGCGGTGCGCAGGCCAGCGGCCAGCAGCGCCTTGACCTGCTCGGCCAGGGCGGCATTCTGCTCGGCCATGGCCTGGGTGGTGGCCTTCATCTCGTCCAGCTGGGCCTGCAGCGCGGCGTCAGCGCCGGTACCGGATTCGCCACCGGTGTCGGTGGTGCTGGCCGTGGTGCCGGTGACCTGAGCGTCAGCCTGGGTATCGGTGGTGCCGGTGTCGGTGGTGGTGGGATCCTGGCCGGGGGTGGCCACGGTGCGAGGGGAAGTCGCCATTGCTGCTCTCCTGGTTGTGTTGCCGGCGCTGGCCGGAATGGGTCAGCGGCAACTGTACCGAGAAGGCCTGTCGGAATCCCGACAATCAGAATCGGGCTATGCGGGGGATCTGGTCGCGGTTCTGGCCCGTGACCTGGCACCAGAGGGCGATGACGCGCTCACCGTCAGGATGGCGCGGGGTGGCGTCGAGGTCACGCCAGCCGATGAGGGTTGTGCGGGGGATATCCACGGCAGCGGCCAGCGTCTGCAGCGTGTAGCCGCGACGCTGGATGTCCAGCAGGATCTGGAACCAATCCGCCGGGTGCATGACCGGGACTCTGGAAATCGTCATAGGGGAAGCCTCGACTCAGTTCCCGACCGTGAATTCGACATCGGTACGATTTCCGCCAGGTACGATTTTGACGCTCTCCAGTCGCCAATCCTCGAAAGTATTGACGTCTGTTCGGGCAATGACATGCACCTGAGCATCCTCGGGCGCTGCTTTCAGCAATTCGATCAGTTGTGCGACTGTCATCAAAAAACCTTTCTGGGTTACCATCGCAAACGCGCGCGCGTGCGCGAGCGTAGCCAGGTCAAAAACAACGATTTCCAAGGGGAACAACGATGAAACGAAACACGGAATTGCTGAGCAAGTTACTGATTGAAATGGTCGAAATGGAGTCTCATCTTGCTAGCGGAAGTAAACTTCTTTCCTCCTTCTCACCAGCATATGATCGGAAGGAAATCGCTTACCACGTGGAGCTCCTGATCGATGATGGATTGATCGTACAGGCTGGCTCATCTCCCTCCCACTATCGCGTGACTTCTGCCGGGCAAGACCATTACGAGCGGGTAAAAAGCGGATACGCTTGGTCGTCCAAATAACTTCATGCATGGGCCCGCTTCGGCTCCGCAGCCATTGCATCCAGCGCAGCAAGATCGAATCCTGGGGCGAAAGGATCGCCGAGATCCTGCTGCATGCACCAAGCCTGTAGGCGGATATACCCGTTTGCGGCTACCTGTTCATAGCCGGCCCGGTGGGCAGCGGCCAGGACGGTGAAGAAACGGACCATCTCAGGCTGGTCGGTAAAAGCGGCGCGCACCTCTGCCTTGTCCTCGGCGTTCCACTCGTAGCGCTGGGCCAGGTACTGCAGGTCGGCGGATAGGCTGGCGGGATAGAGCATGCTCAGAACTCCACCTGGGCGGCGGTGAGGCCCGGATCGATGCGGTAGATCTTTGGCCGGTCCAGCCGGTGCTCCAAGTACTGCATCGAGTTCGGATCGAACCAGAAGCCGTAGGAGCCCTCCGTCTCGCCGTGGCGCTGCTTCTCCAGGTTCACCATGCAGTCGGGGGCATCTACGTTTTCGTGATTGCCCTTCCGGATCTCGTCCTCTTTAGCTTTGTTCCGCCAGACGATGAAGATGTTGTCGACCAGATCGGCAATGGCTCCCGAGCCCTTGATGTCGAACTTCCCAGGCATCTTGTGCTCGCTGTCGCCCTTCTTCACGTGCAGCACCAGGTGCACGTGGACGCCCGTATCTTTCGCGATCGTGCAGAGGCTGTTCACGAAAGCTTTCTGGCCGTTGTAGTCGTCTTCCTGCGCAATCACCTTGGCCAGGTTGTCGACCACGAAATGCTGCACGCCGAATTTCTCGACCGCATATCGGATCACCGCGAGGATGGTGCGGGGATCGCTGCTGCCCACGTGGTCGTAGATCCACAGGCGGCTGTCGGTCCAGCGATGGAAAGCCTTCAGGAAGGGCACTGTCACGTCGAGGCGGCCACCGGCCTGTCGCGCCATGCGCGCCATCACCTTGGGCGGTGCCATCTCCAGCGAGGCAATACAGACGCGCTGGTGCTGGTCCATCAGGTCCAGGCTAACCTGCCCCACCACTTGGCTCTTGCCGTGGCCGTTGATGCCAGCCCACAAGCTCACCTCGGCCGGCCGAAACTCGAAATCGCCGTGCGTCTTGCGCCAGCCCATCTGGATCTTCGGCGCATCAGCCGGCTTGAAAAAGTGATCGATGACGGCATCCAGCATGGAGCTGGCCGGCACCACTCGGTGCTCCGCCGGCGGCTCGTCCATGTAGGCCGAAAAATCGATGTCATCGGGAATGGTGTGCATCATGGGCTCCATGCAAAATTTTCGTTATCGAAGTCCGACCATGGATCGGACTCCCTTGCCCAGCGCCAGGCGGACCGGGGCTTTTCGATGTCGGCGGGATTGGGTAGCACCACAACACGCGCGCCCTTGAACTGATCCATGTTCCAGACGTGGAGCTGGGCCGGAGAGTGCTTGCCAATGGCCTGGAGCATGTCCCAGGCCGCGCGGCGCGTCTGTGCGTTGACCATGAGGCAGAGCTGCAGGCCGATAGCCCAACGCCAGTCGTAGACGCCGTTTGGGTTCACGAACACCGTGTAGTTCGCCTCGGCGACGGGCCCGATCAGCGAGACGAGGATCAACTCGTCGGGCTTCTGGCCGCGCAAGCGCGCATCGATGATGGGCTGTGCACCTTTGGGGATCGCGCTCATTTCGCACCCGCAAAGCGTGGGTCTCGACGCCATGACTCGCCATCAGCTTGGGGAGACGATGCCGCCGCGTGTCCCGGCACAACGCCGTCGTGGTAGTGGCCCTCCAGCGTCTTGGCGAAGCCACCGGGCGAAAACAGAAAATCGAGGCCTGCACGGAAAGGTTTCTTGCCATCGCGACCGGGTACCCTGCCGGTCAGGAAGTCCGACTTGGCGCAGTAGGCGAAGAACGATCGCCAAGCTTCCAGGCCAGCAGCTTTGGTCTCGTAGCCGAACGGCGAGGCCTCCAACGTAGCTGCTTCACCCCAGCGTGCTCGGATCGATTTTTTCCGCGCTTCGGTGACCTGCAGTACCTTCGGATTTTTCGGCAGAAGTTCGTGGTACAAGTTGACCAAAGAACCGACCGGACAGAGCCGTACGTCATCGTCAGATGACGAAGAAGATGTCTTTTGTTTAGTGTCTTTTGGAATAGTGTCTTTTGTGTGTACCGAATCGGTACCACCGACCTGTACCGAATCGGTACCAGTAGCGCACCGAATCGGTACATGTACCGAATTGGTACCAGGGTGTACCGAATCAGTACCACCAGAATCCAGTAATGGCGCGGGCTCCAGCGCAGATGACGATGCCTCAGAGGTGAAATTTCCCTCATTTTCGTTACCATCCTCCCCCTGTACCGAATCGGTACCACCTACATGTACCGAATCAGTATCACCCTGTACCGAATCGGTACCAGCAAAAGCGCCCTTAAAAAGGTCCTGACTGATCCACAATCGATGGTTTTTTTGGATGCCGATGACCGACCCAAATCGGCCCGCCGTTTTGGTGATGACGTTTCTGCCGGCAAGGCTTCCGAGGGTCGCGGTGACATGTGAACGCGCCATATTACAGAGGGCAGCGATCTGGCTGGCCGACATGTCGTCAGCCTTTTTGTTGAAGCCGTAGGTCTTCCGCATGATCGCCATCAGGACCAGCAGTTCACGCTGGGTGAAGCCAAAGGCCAGAATGGCCTCCAGGAGCGAATTCGCGATCCTGATGTAGCCGTCTTCTACCTGGGGGCTGTTTTGTGCTCGTGCCATCAGTACCACCCGCGCCCTGGGCGCACCACCGAAAAATGGAGCGTGTCCGCAGTCGTGCCACAATCAAGGCTCTCAACCCAATCAGCTGTGTTCACAAAAGGAACGCGCATGGAAAATAAAAGTACTGGCCCGGCCGACTCGCGGGCAGAGCGGAACATTGATGTATTGTTCGGTCTCATTGAAGCTCACTATTGCGCAATCGCGGCGCTGATCCGCTCGCATCCGAACCCGGATGGCTTCGAGGCGCACTTCGATATGCACCTAGCCGGTGCCAGAGCTCGATTGCTGGGATCGGACAGAAGCGACCTTTCAATCGCTGCGCTGGATGATCACTCAGCAGAGTTGAAAGGACATTTGCTGGGATGCCAGACGCCGGACGGTGTCGCGTACCACGCGTGGCGAGACCTGAAGGCCAGACTGAAGCCCGAGGAGTGATGCCCCCTGCTTTGTCCGGCCCTATGATCAAGGGCGACCCTTGACGGCCAGCCTGCTGCCTATTCACTCGCCGTCTCCCTCAAGGTCTTCCTGATCAATCTGAGGCAGTTCATCGAACCACGGGTGCAGCTTCTCCGGCCGCATCCGCAACTGGCGGTCGCGCTCAATCGCGGCCGCCCTCTTCTCCTGCTCTTCATTCAAGCGCGCCGCCTCTTGTTGGGCGCGCTCCTTTGTCATGCCCGCCGATACGACAGTCATCACTGAGCAACCAGGTGTGGGATAGCCGACGGCGTAGGTGCCGTCGGGCACGGGGCCGATGGCGAGGTGGTTCAGCATCCCCTAGCCCTCGGTGGTCTGAGCCGTTGTGGTCTGTCGCAAATAGGCCCAGTTGACTCGATCGTTTAGCTCCTCGCAGCGGACCTCGCCGCATGTGAGCTCCTCGATCTTCGGACAATATTCCGCTGGAACGCGACCCTGCTCGCGCCACTGTTGCACCACCTGATAGCCGCTAAGCCCCAATGCACGGGCAACTGCCGACAGGCTTGTAAAGTGCTTGATGGTTTTTTCGATTCCGTTCATGAAAACCATCCTACACTAGATTTTCTAGCATTGCTAGTTTATCCTGCGGTGACACAACAAAAACTAGTAAGTACGATAATCGCCATGTCCATCCACTCCCGAATCAAGAAGTGCCGAGAAGAACTCGGAATGAGCATGCAGACCCTTGCCGATCTGGTAGGCGTTTCTGCATGGCAGACTGTCCAGCAATGGGAAAAAGAAGAAGGCACTGCGCCCAAACGTGAGCGCCTAGCTGCGGTAGCCAAAGCGCTACGCACGACACCCGAGTTTCTGCTGTTTGGGGAAAATGTCGGAAGTGAAGCCGCGCTCAACGCAGTCCTCAGAACGAAGCGACAGCAGGACTGGACGCTATCAATGGAAGCGGCAGCGGCCGGGGTCTCAATGACCGCCATGCAACTCGCACATGCTTTCGATTCCCTGGACAGTCCTGAAAAAAAAGAAGCGATTCTCGCGCAGTTCAAAGCGTTCGGAATTCTTTTAACTGACGACGAGGGCCAACATAAAAATCTGAAATGAAAAGCGCCAGGTCCAGCACTAAAGAGTTCTTCTTTTTCCATCCCTATTTCAGCTTCAGCTCGGACACACCGGCATTTCTGGATAGAGAAGGAAAAAACAGTCATTTTCATACTGAAAATGAGTTTGACTTGATCGAAATTTCTGCCCTGTGGAGGCTAGGAAAAGAGGCCTATTCGGCGTTGGGGATTATTAGCTCTCACGCAATGTTTGATAGCGAATATCAAATCTATCAAGAGTCTGTTCAGATCATGCGAGAGTTGGTCCTTCTCCTGAACAAAAAGGGAGTTTTGCCAATTCGAAAGACAAACCCTGGGTTCTCCGCAAAAAAATTTCTAGCGGGCCAACAGAGAAGCGAATTTGTGGAATGGATATGGTCCTCGTACAAATTGAATCAAGAAAATCTCCAAAAACACCTCGGCCCCCACGCTTCTTTCATTCGTGATTTTTTCCTGTTCGCCTGCTTGGAACAGATAGAAAACGTCATCATGTCCCTCGTAGTCAACGAAGTCCCGCCGATAAACCACAAGCGCGGACCCGTGATTTCCTCAACGTTAGCTGCTAGCAGAATGTTGAACCACTACCGAGAGATGATTCTCGAGGACGAGTTGCCTAGGCGTGCGAGAAGCGCCCAGGGTGCGGCCGCCGCTGCGGAGAAGAAGAAGCGGGATCCGAAGCAAGGTGCCAAAGCCTTGGTCCATGCGTGCTGGCTAGAATGGAAAGCGGCACCGGAACGATATTCGAAGCAATCTGAATTTGCTTTGGACATGTTAGAAAAAGTCCCCCAAGTGAATGGGACGCCAATCATATCCTTCGATACCATTTTGAAAAAATGGATTCCCGAATGGTCAAAAAGTAACCCAACTAGCTGAGTTACCACTCATCCGGGACATATCCCACCCTCCTCGCACGCTTCCCACCGCAGCGGCATAGCTGGCGACAATGCCAGCTACCCTTCCTATCATCCGCTCAGCCAACTTGGTAGCAATCCCCAAATACTAGTTTTTCTTGCATAACTAGATTTACTAGTATAAATTGCGCCTAACAGCTCAGCCAATTTGATACGGAGCCACATGTCACATTTATCCGATGCCCATCGCGGGAACAAGAGCGAGGAACTCGCTAAAGTCGCCAATGATTTAGAGGTTACCGCTTCCACTATCGCGTCACTAGTTCAACTAGCGGAACGAACTCTCGCGGAAGAAGCTCCCGGCATCGAAACGCTGATTCAGGTGACGGCGCGCTATGCGGCCGACCTCGCCCAAATTTCACAACGTTTGCTTGATATCAACAGGCAATAAAAAAGCCGCCAAGCGTTCGAGCACTTGGCGGCCTGATGAAACCCACCCTGTCAGGAGTTAATTTCATGAGCAGAAATAGTAGCACAGGCGCGCCCAGCGTCAAGGCAGTAGAGATTGCCACCAGCTCAACCAGCGCGGAGGCGCGTCCTAAAGACGCCGGCTATCTGGCTCACCAGGCAGAGCAGCTTGCCGCGCAGCTGGAAATCCTCCATGTTTTCGCGACACAGAACCCCGAGTCCTGCACCTCTGCCCTGGCTGGCGCGATCGGTGTTGCACTCAATGCGGCCGCCGCGCTGAGCCGCGAGCTCGACGTACTGGAGGCAGCGCAATGACTTCCTCCAAAATCCCCTGGCAAGCGGCTGTCAAAAAGGCAGAGCAGAATGCCATCGACACAAGTGATTGTGCGGCCGGCATGCTGAAATCTCTCGCGGCGACGTTCGTCGGTATCCAGGCTTTGGCTGCTGAAATCCCGAGCATCAGGCAGTTGGCGATGGTGGGGGCAGAGCTTGCCGAAGACTATTTGGTCACCATCGAATCCTTCCGGACAGCGCTCGATGGAGCGGCCGCACAACCCCGATCTGGCTCCAATCATCTGCCGACGGCTGCGTCCAACATGCGCGAGGCCATTGAGCTGGCCCGGCAATCGGAAATGTCGAACGATGACCATCAGGTGATCGACGGCCTTCTGGAAGCTATCCGCGAAGCGTTCCCAAATTCCAGTCGGAATGTCCTCATGACCGGTGCACGTGCAAAACGCTTCAGCTGGTCGATCAGCGACATTGCTGACCTCACTACGTCATTGGAATCGTCAGTCAAACATTTCCCTGAGCACTTCGCGTTGACGCCTGGCCAGATCGCTCCTGCTCTGGCAGTCGAGATTTTCACCGCTGGCATCACCAAACGCCTGGAACTGCTCTATTCGATGATGGCCAACGAAGACGAACTGGAGGCCGCCAATGCCGACGAGTAAGCACTATGCAGTGGAGAAGCGCCTGCGCGTGGATACGTACCAGGTACAGAAGACGATGTATGCCCTCTCCGGCGGCGAGCTCAAGAAAACCGTGACGCTGGGCCTGTCGCCGCTGTTTGGCAGCCGCTTCGCCGCGGTGAAGGCGCTGCGCAAGCTCCGCAAAACCCATCCGACCGCCATGCTGGTGCACAACAGAGTCCATTTCACCTCGTTGGGATTGAACGCTCGCGCAGCGCTTTTGGCCATGGTTGTACGCCCCGGAGATAGGCATTGAACTCGCGTGATTTATTCGACCGCCAGCATGATTGCCGGCGATTTGGCGCGAGCGGTGGTGCAGCCAATTTCCTCTGTCTTCACCACCTACTGGATCACCAATGGCATAAACGTGGCGCTGCACGCAGCATGAGATTACGAACCGAAATCAGTACCAGATTCGTAATGGAAATTGAGGTCGTTGTTGACGTCGGCCAGAACGTTCTTGCACTCGCCAATAGCAATCCCGAAGGATACGAAGCAACCTGCCAGATTTTCTCGGTATTTTCCGAGGAAGAAGATTGGCGAACACTCAACTTGAAGTCCGCTTTTTTGAACCACATCGATATCAATCTTCATCGTCTGAATTCTCTGAGAGGAAGCGGCGAGATGCGCTGCACAACGGTTCGGCAGAGCCAACATCGCCGCAAGCTCCTCCCGTTCAAACGTCGGGCACCCACAGAATGCAGCGTGGAGACGTCCCGCAAAAGATTCAAAGTGTTCTCTTGCGTATGCCTCAGGATCAGGCTGAAGGGAAATTTCCTCGAGCGCTTGCTGAATGGAGATATCGATCTGCTTGAGCGCGTGCCGCCCAAGGATTGCCCGCTCAAGAACACCGGCAGCAGAAACGACCGCCAGATCCCAACGTGCTTTTTTTCGATCTCTTTCCGTCCTCGTCGCCAGGAATATCGTTCCCACAAAGGCCAGCCCAGTAAAGACAGCTCCGGTCCAGGCTGCCCAGTCGGAGGGAGTCAGTTTGCTCCAGCAAAAGGACTGATACACGCCGTAGCCAAGGGCCATTACCAAAACAAACACAGCATATTTGTTGTACCACTCGTCCCACCAGTCACGCATAACACCCCCTCTTTTTTTGTGCGATCGTACCACGTCACCGACAAGGTCAGCGGGGAGGTACAAAACCTTGCCGATGCGTGCCATTCAGGGCTCGGTCATGAATGATGCAGAGTCAGCCTTGACCTTACAAGAGGTCGCCGCCCGCTTGAAGCTGTCCTACAGCACGGTCTTCGCCATGCGCGAGCAGATCGGATTCCGCCTGCCAGGATCCCGTGTCTGGCGCGTCTGGCCCTCCCGCCTTGCGGAACTCAGTGAGAAGCGCAACAATGTGACCCGGCTACCGCTGCGGGTTGCAGGAGAAAACAATTGCCAATCCGCAAAAATCCCTCATCAGGCATCTGGTGGATTGACATCCGCGCGCCAGGCGTCCCGCGAATTAGACGCTCTTCTGGCACGACGGATAAACAAGCCGCGCAAGAACTCCACGACCGAGTAAAGGCCGACCTGTGGCGGTCCACCAAGCTGGGTGAGGAACCTGATCACACCTTCGACGAGGCAGCGCTGGGCATGCTGAAGCTGGCAGAAGGCCAGCGCGACTATGAAACGAAGGTGAGGCACGTGATGTATTGGCGTGCCGCCCTCGGGGCTTCCACCCCGATCCGCTCTTTAACTGCAGGTAGCATCCTCCAGAAGTTGCCAACGCACACCACGCACAGGCATCGGAAGGCCACTCCGGTAACGCCGGCCACGAAGAATCGATACCTGGCCACGATCAAACGGATCCTGACCCTTGCCACAGAGTGGGGATGGATCGGCCGGCCGCCGAAGTTGAGCAAGTTCCAGGAGCCGGACAAGCGGGTGCGTTTCGAGTCAAGGCCAGTCATCAAGGCTTTGATCGATTCGCTTTCGATTGAATGGATGCGTGATATCGCATTGGTGGCCGTGGCCACCGGCATGCGCGCCGACGAGCTCCTGTCACTGGAGCCCAAGCATGTGGACCTGGCAAACCGCAATGCCTGGGTGACCGCTGAAGAGGCCAAGTCCGGGTACGCCCGCGCCGTGCCGCTCAATGCCGACGCACTGGCGGTGATCGAGCGCCGGCTACAGACCGCACAGCGGTATGTTTTCGAGCGGGCGACGAAGGATGGCAAACCCAGCAGGATCAGCCAGATTGATGACCGCTGTTTCAAGCGCGCTTGCGCTGCGGTGCAGATCGCAGATTTCCGGTTTCACGATCTGCGCCACACCTGGGCGTCTTGGCATGTGCAGGCCGGGACGCCTCTCCTGGCGCTCAAAGAGCTGGGCGGATGGGAGACGTTGGACATGGTGCAGCGCTATGCCCACTTGGCTCCCTCCCACCTGGCGCACCACGCAGAAACGGTCACGTTTTGGTCACAGCAGGAGGCAGAAACAAAAACACCACTCCGAAGAGTGGTGTAA